AAGAAGCTGCTCTTCTACACTTCCAGTAGAATCTGAAGTTATTACAGAAGTAATAACTCAATGGGATACTATAAAAGTTACTGAAAAAGAATATGTACCTAAATATATTCGAAAAACAGTAGTAGATATTGATACGTTTCAAACTCCAATTGATACTATTTCTATTTTAAAAGATTATTATGCAAAGTATTTTTATACAGATACTATTAAGATTGATACTCTCGGTACTATAGTAATAAATGATACAGTTACTCGTAATTTAATATCAATGAGAGATGTTCAATCCAACATATTCATCCCAACAACTACAATTACTAATACTATTTACCTCAACAAACGTGAGTTATATGGGGGTATTTCGATAGGAGGGATGATTAATCCTGTTCAAAATGAATCTCCAATTAATCATATTAGTGGAGAATTATTATATAAAAATAAAAAAAGACAAATATACGGTTTTGGTTTAGGAATAGATAAAGATTTCTATCCTATTATTTCAGGTCGTATGTACTGGAAGGTAGGAAAATGAGTGAAAATTTAAGAAAAATAATTCAGTCTGAATATGTTAAATGTGCTTCTGACCCAGTACATTTTATGAAGAAGTACTGTTTTATTCAACACCCACAACGAGGGCGTATTCCATTTCATTTATACCCATTTCAAGAAAAAGTATTAACTTTATTCCAAGAAAATCCTTATTCAATAATACTTAAGTCTCGCCAATTAGGTATTTCTACTTTAGGTGCGGGTTACTCCTTATGGTTAATGTTATTTCATAAGGATAAAAATGTACTTTGTATTGCGACAAAGCAGGATACAGCTAAAAATATGGTTACGAAAGTAAAATTCATGTATGAAAATTTACCTTCATGGCTTAAAATAGATGCCCCCGAAAATAATAAATTAACATTACGATTAAGTAATGGATCACAAATCAAAGCAACATCAGCATCAAGTGATGCAGGTAGATCAGAAGCCGTTTCTCTTCTACTAATTGATGAGGCTGCATTTATTGATAATATTGGAGAAATTTGGGCTTCAGCTCAACAAACCCTTGCTACTGGTGGTGGGTGTATTGCACTATCTACTCCTTATGGTACAGGTAATTGGTTTCATCAAACTTGGGTTAGAGCAGAGAATGCTGAAAATGATTTTTTACCTATTAAACTTCCTTGGTATGTACACCCAGAACGTAATCAAGAATGGAGAGATAGACAAGATGAATTATTAGGTGATCCTAGAATGGCAGCACAAGAATGTGATTGTGATTTTAGCACCTCAGGTGATACTGTATTCTATGCTGAATATTTAGAATTTTATGAGCAAACATATATCAAAGACCCACTTGAAAAGCGTGGTGCTGATCAAAATTTATGGATTTGGGAACCAGCAGATTACTCAAGATCCTACCTTGTTGTTGCTGATGTTGCTCGTGGAGATGGTAAGGATTATTCTGCATTCCATGTTATCGATATTGAAACAAATACTCAAGTAGCTGAATATAAAGGTCAACTTAGTACTAAAGAATATGGTCATTTATTAGTAGGTATAGCTACTGAATATAATGAAGCATTACTTGTAATTGAAAATGCTTCAATTGGTTGGGCAACTATCCAAACAGTAATAGAAAGAGGATATAATAATCTATTTTATTCAAGTAAGAGTGATTCCTCAATGAGTGATTCGTATTTTGACAAATATATGGATACATCAAAAATGGTAGCGGGTTTTACAACAACATCTAGAAATAGACCTATGATAGTAGGTAAATTTCAAGAATATGTTAATGGTAAAGATGTTACAATTCAATCAAAACGTTTGCTTGAAGAAATGAAAGTATTTATGTGGAAAAATGGACGACCAGAAGCACAACAAGGTTATAATGATGACTTAGTTATGGCATTTGGTATTGCTATGTTTATGAGAGATACTTCATTTAAGTTCAAAACACAGCACTTAGAGAAATCTAAAGCGGTTATGAATAGCATATCAAGAAATTCAACACCATTTGCTGCCGGATATGGTAATAGCACTAATGTACCTAATCCTTATGAAATAGAAAATCCTTATGGTGGAAAAGAAGATATTAGTTGGCTTCTATAAATTAGATAATATTTATAATAATAACACAAACTCATGGCTGATACTAGCTTATTTAAAAGATTACAAAGATTATTTGCTTCAGACGTAGTAATACGAAATGTAGGAGGTAATCAATTAAAAGTAGTCGATACAGATCATATCCAAACTTCTGGAGAATTTGAAACTAATGCTTTAATGGACAGATTCTCAGGAATCTACCAAAATCCATCATCAACTTCTCTCTATGGAGCCCAGTTCAATATGAACTATCAATATCTGAGAACTTTTATTTACTCAGATTATGATTTAATGGATACAGATGCTATTATAGCTTCTGCTCTTGATATTGTAGCTGATGAATGTACTCTTAAAAATGACATGGGAGAAATTCTCCAAATAAAATCATCTGATGAAGACATTCAAAAAATATTATACAACTTATTTTATGATGTATTAAACGTTGAGTTTAATCTTTGGGCTTGGACTCGTCAAATGTGTAAATACGGTGATTTTTTCTTAAAACTAGAAATTTCAGAAGAATTTGGTGTATTTAATGTAATACCATATTCAGCATACCATATTGAAAGACAAGAAAATTTTGACCCAGAAGCACCTTCTAAAATTCAATTTAATTACAACCCCGAAGGTATTTATGGTGGTTCTTCCTCAGGTTATTATGCAGGTCCTAATAACTCACAAGGAAATGCTAGTACTATAACATTTGATAATTATGAAATAGCTCACTTTAGATTATTATCAGATGTAAATTATCTTCCATATGGTCGTTCATATATTGAACCCGCTCGTAAATTATATAAGCAATACGCATTAATGGAAGATGCAATGTTAATCCACAGGATAGTTCGTGCACCTGAAAAACGTATTTTTTATATTAATGTAGGTGCAATTCCACCTAATGAAGTAGAGAATTTCATGCAGAAAACAATTTCTACAATGAAACGTACTCCATTGATGGATCAGAAAACAGGTGAATACAACCTAAAGTATAACATGCAAAATGTAATGGAGGATTTTTATATCCCTATTAGAGGTAATGATCAAGCAACAAAAATTGATACTACTAAAGGTTTAGAGTATGCTGCAATTGAAGATGTTGAATACTTAAGAGAAAAATTATTTGCTGCTCTTAAAGTACCTAAAGCATTTATGGGGTATGATGAAAATCTATCAGGTAAAGCTACATTAGCAGCTGAAGATATTCGTTTTGGTCGTACCATTGATAGGCTGCAACGTATATTATTATCTGAATTATATAAAATTGCATTAGTTCACTTATATGCTCAAGGGTATAGAGATGAACAAATGACAAATTTTGAATTAGATTTAACTACTCCTTCTATCATATATGATCAAGAAAAGATTGCATTGATGAAAGAAAAGGTTGATTTAGCTTCCCAAATGATGGAAAATAAATTAGTTCCAACAGATTGGATCTACGAACATATCTTCCATTTCAGTGAAGATCAGTATGAAGAATATAGAGATTTAATTGCTCAGGATCAAAAACGTCAATTCCGTATGAATCAAATTGAAACTGAAGGTAATGATCCACTTACAACAGGTCGTTCATATGGTACACCACATGATTTAGCTTCATTATATGGTACAGGTAGAATGGATAGTGATCCTGCTAATGTACCTGATGGTTATTATCCTAATGATAAAGAAACATTAGGTCGACCAAAAGAAAAAGCATCTAATATTAATACTCAAGATAATGCTTTTGGAAAAGATAGATTAGGCCGTCAACAAAATAAAGTGGATGATCAACCTGGTTTTAATGAATCTGCTAGTAAAAATTATGCTAAGAATCGTTCATTACTTGAAGACATGAGTAAAGAATTAGTCTTTACATCAGATAAAAAGAAAGAATCATTATTAGATGAATCAAATATTAAAGAGTAATATCTCCTTATATATTTATAATAAATCCTATTAGGAATGAATATTAAACATTCAAAATACAAAAATACTGGTATTTTATTTGAACTATTGGTTCGCCGAGTAACGGCAGATACCCTTAATGGTGAAGACTCAGAGTCTTTGAAATTAATCCAAAAACATTTTATTAAAAGTGAACTTGGAAAAGAGTATAAATTGTATGAAACTCTTACTAAAAACATATCTTTAACTGAATCTAAAGCTAATGTAATGATACAAACATTACTTGAAGCTTCTAAAAAGTTAAATCGTAGTACACTTAAGAGAGAAAAATATAACCTTATTAATGAAATTAAAAAGCATTATAATATAGAAGAATTTTTTAAGACAAAACTTTCACACTATAAAACACATGCTGCTTTTTATATGTTAAATGAAATTCAAAATACTGAAGCTTTAGTAGACACAGATGTTATTATTAGTAACAAAATGACCCTTCTAGAGCATCTTTCAGCTTCTGAAATCAGTACTGAAAAAGTTGAAGCTGAAATACTACAAGAATTTCAAACATATGATAAAGATACTCGTATGCTTACTTATAAAATTTTAATGGAAAAATTTAATGGTAAGTATAATGGTTTATATGATAGTCAAAAAGAAATATTAAGACAATATGTCAATTCAGTAGATTCAACTCCAGTATTAAAGGAATTTTATAATAATGAAGTATCTAATATTAAAACTCAATTAAATGAGTTAATGTCTAAAATTACTGATAAAACAGTACAAATTAAAATTAATGAGGTATCTAGCTTAATTGAAGAGTTAGATAAAACAGCTAAAGTCACAAGTGAAAATATTGTGAATATTCTTCAATACTTAGAATTAGTAGAAGAATTAAAAACTGCTCATGCGTAAAGTTGGTGATGTTAAAGTAGATGGTGGGATAATAACTACTGTGACTGATATTAACTCGGAAACAGGTCAAATTTCTTGGGATGTAGATTATACTGCTGATTATAAAAAATTATTTGATGACATAACTGATTTAATGAGAACGGCTAAAGAAGTAGCAGATGCTACTGAAGAGCCTTTTTTTAGAGATCATTATTTAGATATTAAAAAACGTAGAAATGAATTAAGAACTTATTTACGTAATAATAAAGCTAAAGAATATGCACGTATTAAAGGTTTAGATGAAATGAGTGGAACAGGTGGTTCAGCTTCATTTTCTTCAGGTACAGGTGGGCAATATGCTACACCTTTTGCTTTTAAAAAGGTTAAAAAAAAATTAAAAGAAAATAATCCCGGAGCTTCTTTAGGTAAAGGACCAAAAGCAGGTCCAGAAGGAGTTAAAGATAATTACTATTATAAATTAGGATATAAACTTGCAGCCAAACCTCATTCTACAAAAGCTATAGATGTTCGATATTTATGGGGGAAGAAATAATATGTATAAGTATAAATTAAACCTAAAAGAACAAGATACTGATAGAGCGGCATTTCAAGAAAAACGAATTGCTGCTTTTAAAGAAATTGAATCTCGTTTAAATGCTTTATATCCTATGGTAGATAAAGCAAAAGATGAAACAATAGCTTACTATCAGGAAAAACCAGAATCATATTCTGTAATTGTCCCTACAGATTTAGTTTTAGATTATTTGAAAGATATAGAAAAATTATTAACTGAGTAAGTAAATGGCAAATACAGATTTTAACACAAGTGCAGTCCTAGTAAATGGAACTGAAACCCCAATTGGAGGTACAGTATCTACAGTTACAGGATCATTTTCAGGCTTTACAGTACTATCAGGTTCTGTAAATTTTACCAATTTAGTAGATAATTTTGGAAACGACTTGGCTAGTGCAACATGGACTACAGTTCCAGATGGTACAACAATTCCATTGTTTGTAAGCTCATCAACAGTAGCTTCTGGTTCTGTATTATTTTATGCTATATCAACAGTAACTCCAACAGAAACACCTAACGCCCCAGCAGCATATAATTATTCTACTTGGGTAACTAGATCACTTCCATAATATTAAAAATATGAAAACCTTACAAGAACAATATAACTTATTAAATGAAGGGAAAGGACACAAAAATGTGTTTATGAAATCTGCTCGTAGCTTATTTCCAGACCTTTTTAATAACTTTACTAATTATAACACAGCAGTAAAAGTTTTAAAAGATAAAAATATTATCTCTGAAGTTGCTATAGGTGGTATTGTTACTAATAACGTAAATCCATTTATTAATTGGAAAGAATTTTTATCTGAAGAAGCTAAAGCTATAGAAAAGAAACCTACTAAAGAGGTTACTGATATGGAAACTGCTGGGTACGATTATAAAGATCCAAAAAACTCAAATAACCTTAACTTTGAAGAAATGTTAAGGGGTTATTATGCTGAGATGAAAGATCCAAAAAATGCTGATAAAACTGAAGATGAGTTAAAAGAAATGGTAGCTAAAAACTTATCTGGTGACCCTACTTATTATACTACTAATCAAGCATTTGGTATAATGGGTATTGGGTATACAGAAGACGCACCAGGTTTAGGAAGCCCTAAAGAAATTAAAGGCGAGTATAAAGGTTCTGGGTATGGTGAAGAAACTAATAAAGACATTCCTGAAGGAGAAGTAGGGACTGGGTACAATTATTTAAAAGAAGATAAAATGATCAAGTTAACCGATTTAATTAGTGAAGCTATTGGTGGTTACATTGATTTACGTCCTGCAGGGATATCTCCAGTACAAGAAGATGCTCGTACTGATGCTGAAGAAGAAGGCTATAAGGATGGTATGCGTGATGAAAAGGAAGATTTAAAAGATAAATCTAAAAAGAAAAAAGTAAGAAAAGAAACAGTTGACTCTAAATTAGCTGAAATTGAAAAAGCAGGTAGAATTACTACTTTAGAAGCTCAAATTGAAGCTTTACATGAGTTAATTGAAACTAAAAACCAAAGAATTTCTATGGTTACTGAAGATGATAATTTATCTGAGTTAGTAGACAAGAAAAAAATGAAAGAAATGCAACGCGAAGTAAAAATTCTTGAAAAGAAAAAAGCGGGCATGGAAAAAATGTATGAAAAACTATCAGGCAAATCTTACAAAATGGATATGCCTTCAGGTTTAGTAGCTCAAGTAGACGAAACTGAAGAAGTAACAGAAGACTTTGATGATGTAGTTGATGATATAATGAAACAAGGCAAATCAAAAAAAGAAGCTGAAAAAATTGCAGGAGCTATTAATGCTAAGTATGTAGGAAATTACAGAAATGAGTAAGCAAGTACTAATTGAAACCCAAACATTCCAAATTTCACCTTTACAGCTTACTGAAGGAGCTAAAGCACCATCTGGTAACCCGTTAGTTGAAGGGATTTTAGCAACTGCTGAAATTAAGAATGGTAACGGTCGTTATTATTCAAAGGATTTGTGGAAACGAGAAATTGACAAATATAAAGAAGTTGTAAAAGAAAATCGTGCAACTGGTGAATTAGACCATCCTGAATCTTCTATTATTAATCTAAAAAATGTATCTCATATTATTAGAGATATGTGGTGGAATGGAGATAATGTAATTGGTAAAATTGAAATTCTTCCAACAGCATCAGGTAATATTTTAAGAGCATTAGTAGAAAATAACGTACAAGTAGGTGTTTCATCTCGTGGTATGGGTTCATTATCTCAAAATAGAGAAGGTGTATTAGAAGTTCAAGATGATTTTGAATTATTATGTTGGGATTTTGTTTCAACTCCTTCTAACCCAGGATCTTATATGCATACTATTAATGAAGGAAAAGAAAATCAACCAAACCCTTACAGTAGAATAAATACTATTATTACTGAGATTTTATGCTCAAATGGTACGTGTCCCGTACTTTAAGAAGCCTGCTACCTTAGGCAAATGGCTTTTAAAGCCTTAAAACGCTCCCCTAAAAAGGAGCGTTTTTTTATATCTCCCTATATATGTATCATGGTAATGTGAACAATATACTATGATCTTATATAGTATTCACTCAACTAAATTCGAATTACAGTTCCTAATAACTGTACTCCACAAACTTAAATTTTGAGGTAAAATGGCAAACAGAGATCTGCTTAAAGAAGCAATCGCTGACGCAAAAGCACTTAAAGAAACTGCTATTGCGAACGCAAAAGCTGCTTTGGAAGAGGCTTTCGAACCACGTTTAAAATCTATGCTTTCTGCAAAGTTGCAAGAGATGGACGACGAGGATATGAAAGAAGCTGAAGAAGGAGATATGACCGAAGCTAAAAAAGAGTATAAGGACGATGACCGAAAGGACGGAGGCGAAAGCAAAGAAACTAAACGTACAGAAAAAATGAAGTACGGAAAAGACTTAGCTGAAGGCGAAGAAATGGACGAAATGGACTTAGACGAATTATTAGCTGAACTCGATGAGGACGCTAGAACTGACGCTGAAGAAGAAGGCTACAAGGACGGCATGAAAGATGAAAAAGAAGACATGGACGATATGGAAGATGAAGACATCGACCTAGAAGATATGTCAGAAGATGATCTTAAATCCTTTATTGAAGACGTAATTGCTGATATGGTTACAGCTGGTGAGTTAGAAGCAGGCGAAGAATTTGAAACAGAAGACGACGATGAAATCGACGTTGAAGATGATGATGATATCGATGTAGAAGATGACACAGAAGTAGACGTAGAAGTGAACGAAGAAATGCGTAAAGACGACATGGATGAAGCCCACACAGCAATGCATGGGAAAGATGACATGGACGAAGAAATGCGTAAAGATGATATGGACGAAGGAATTATGGATAGACTTAAAGCTGCCTATAATGATAAAGAACTTATGTCTAAAATCGTTACCGTAGATGGTAAAAAAGTATCAATGAAAGATCTCCTTTCTTTGGCAGGTTCAGGTGCAACCGCTGGTATGGCTCGTTCGGGCGCTGGTAGAGATGTAACTGAAGAAAAAGAAGATATGGATGAGAAGCAAGGATATGATGCTAGATTGGACGATGCAGAAGGTGCTCGACATGGTAAGAAAAAGCAAGACATGAAACAACGTCGTGCTGATTCTGAAAACATGGAGAAAGCTGATGGTAAAAGAAAATTTGCAGGTGATAAAGAAATGGATAAAATGAATGAAGAACTTAAGGAATTAAGAACTGACCTTCAAGAAACTAATCTTTTAAACGCTAAGCTACTCTACACAAATAAAATTTTCAGAGCTAAAAACTTAAAAGAAGCTCAGAAAGTTAAGGTTCTAGAAGCATTTGACAAAGCGTCGAATGTTAAAGAAGTAAAACTTATTTTTGAAACTTTAAATGAAGGTATGGTAGCTAAAACAGCCACTAAATCTCCAATTAAAGAAAATTTAGGTAGTGCTTCAAAAGCAGCTGGTGTGGCGCAACATAGAAAACCGATCGTTGAAATCGATTCGCAAGTTTCTAGGTGGCAAAAACTAGCTGGAATCAAATAATTTTATATTAATTAAATACATTTAAAACAAAATGTCACAAATTCAATCCCTTTTAGAAGACGCAGGGCAAGGCTGGAAAAGCATGCAAGGCGACGCTGCTAGATTGGCTTCAAAGTGGAACAAAACAGGCTTGTTAGAAGGTCTTGCTAGTGAGCAAGATAAGAATAACATGTCTTTGATCCTTGAGAACCAAGCTAAGCAATTAGTAACGGAGGTTTCTGCTAACCCAGGTGGTGGTGCAAACAACGGTGCTGGTGCTTTCGCAGTAGGAACAGGTGCTGAGTGGGCGGGTATCGCTCTCCCATTAGTACGTAAGGTATTTGGTCAGATAGCTGCTAAGGAATTCGTTTCCGTACAGCCTATGAACTTACCTTCAGGTCTAGTATTTTATCTAGATTTCCAATATGGTGATAACAAACCTGCTTTCGAAGTTGGTGAGTCACTTTACGGTACTTCAAACGCAGGTACATTCCCATTCTCTACACCTTCAACCAACCTACAGTTAAATGATGCTAGTGCATCAATTGCTGGACAGCAAGGTTTGTATGGTGCTGGTAAGTTCGCTTACTCAACTAACCAATTCTCTCAATCTGTAGGTACTGCTGCACTTCCAGTTGTTTCAGGATCACTTGCTAGCAATGGTATTGCAAAAGCAACATGGGCTGAACTTAACTATGACGGAAGAATGTCTCAATCCATTTCTAATGGTGAGGTATGGAGAGTTTCTTTATCTCAATCAGTTATTGCTGGTGGAGCTAACCAGGTTGCTGATCTAGATCTTGAGGCAGTACGAGCATTTGTTGCTTTCTCTGCTTCTGCTGCTGGAATTCCTGCAGGTATAGTAACTTCTTCATTGACAGTTGGTGGATTGCTTCCTGCATTCACAAGAGCTGAAACTAGAAACGTTGTTGCTGCTACTGGATTAGGTACTGCATTTATATCTTTCTTCTACACAGCATCAGGAAACGCGGGTCGTGTTCAAGCTGCTGCAGGTGGAGCAGTTACTTCTTCAACTTTCAACGTACTCTATAACAAGCGTACTACAATGTCTCCTTATCAAATCGGTGATTTCGAAGCTGGTAACACATATGCTGTTCCTAACGCTTTGAATGCTACAGAAATTGATATCCCGGAGATAAACATCCAGATGCGTTCTGATTCTATCGTTGCTAAAACGAAGAAATTGAAAGCAGTATGGACTCCAGAATTCGCTCAAGACTTGAATGCATATCAAGCGCTTGATGCTGAAGCTGAAGTAACTAACATTATGAGTGAATACATTTCATTGGAAATCGATTTAGAGATCCTTGATATGTTGATCCAAGATGCTGCTGCTGGAACTGAGTTCTGGACTGCTCTTAATAATGGTGTTTACAACGGAACAGCAAACGGATTTGCATTCCCTACAGCAACTAGTCAAACTGGTTTCTACAACACTCAAGGACAGTGGTTCCAAACTTTAGGAACTAAAATGCAGAAATTAAGCAATAAAATCCACCAGTTAACTCTACGTGGAGGTGCTAATTTCTTAGTTTGTTCTCCAGTTGTAGCTACTATTATCGAATCAATCCCTGGATTCTCTTCGAATTCTGATGGAGACGCTTCGAAAATGGAGTACGCTTTCGGTGTACAAAAAGCTGGTATGATCAATAGCCGTTACACAGTTTATAAGAACCCTTACATGAACGAAAATACCATTTTGATGGGATTCCGTGGAGGTCAGTTCTTAGAAGCAGGTGCGGTATTTGCTCCTTACATTCCGTTAATCATGACTCCTCTTATCTACGATCCAACTACCTTCACTCCGCGTAAAGGATTGTTGACTCGTTACGCTAAGAAGATGATTCGTCCGGAATTCTACGGTAAAATCTTTGTTTCAGGTCTTGAAAGCCTTTAATCTAGAGATACTTTAGAGTAAAGATTGAGCCCCGCGAAAGCGGGGCTCTTTTTTTATATGTATAATAAATAATTAAAGTTCATATTTTATGGCATCTAAACATCATAATGATGAGGTTTTTAAACAAAAAAGAAAACCAAAAACTCCAATTAAATTTAAAATAACTCTTAATGAAGAACAGAAGATTGCTAAAGCAAAAATTCTAGCAAATACTGTTACTTTATTAGCAGGCTCAGCTGGTTCAGGTAAAACATTCTTAGCATGTCAAATTGCACTTGAAAAATTATTCATGAAAGAATGCGATAAAATAATTATAACACGACCTACTGTGAGTAAGGAGGAAATCGGCTTTTTACCGGGTGATCTCCGCGAAAAAATGGACCCATGGGTGCAACCTATATATCAAAATATGTATGCGCTTTATGATAAAGTAAAGATTGAATCTTTTATACAAGAAGGTAAAATTGAAATTGTCCCTGTGTCATTTATGCGTGGTAGAACTTTTTTAGATAGTGTTGTAATTGTAGATGAAGCACAAAATGTTACACATGAACAAATGCAAATGATTGTTACTCGATTAGGACTTCGTTCTAAAATGATTATATGTGGTGATGATCATCAAGTAGATTTAAAATCAAAAAAAGATTCTGGATTTAGATTTTTATATTCTTCTTCTCGTAAAATAAAAAATATGTGTGGTATTTCTTTATTGACAAATCATAGAGATTCTATTGTAGAAGATTTAATTAATTTATATGATGAAGCCGAAGCAAATGGAATTAATTTAGGTACTTCAGGTTCTAGTGGAAAATATAAATAATAATATTTTTTCTAATATTTATAACTAAAACTACACATGGCCTATTGTCCTCCCAAAACTCCAGCTACTGGTTGTTTAGATGTAATTATACAAGAATCTATTATTCTTCCTAATTTCAATACTCAACAATCATATAATGAATTCACGGTATGTGGAATTAATAATTACGTCACAAGAACTGAAATAATAGATTATAGATGGAGTGGTTCAGGAATTGGTATTATAGATTTTGTAGGATCTCCTTCAGAACAAACTCCAGGTTCATTTGTTAATTCAGATGTAAAATATATTAGAATTACTAATATACCCACTAGTCCAACATTTGCTAGTATTTATATTATTAAAACAAACAAAGAATCAGCTTTATTTAAAATAGAACCAGGTAGATCATTAGTATTAAGTAGTGATGAATTTGATGCTTCTTCAACAGCAGATTATGTAGATGAAACTTATGCTGATAAACAATATTTTGATGATTTTATCTACATGAGTGAAATTAAAGCTAAAGCAGGTGATAGTAATGGGACATTTACAGGTTCTATCAAAATTGAATACGTAGTAGCTTCGGCTTAAAATAATAATTATGGCATTAACATACAGACAAACAAAAGGATCAGCATTAACCATACAAGAGTTAGATGCTAACTTTGCCTATTTTACAGGTTCACAATCCATCTCAGGATCCACAGTAATTAGTGGTTCACTTACAGTTGATGGACCCCTATATGTAACAGGTTCATCAGTAATATTTGACACAGATAATGGTGCTTATATTCAATTCAAAGTTTCGGGTACAGCTGATTTTTCAAGAGATGTAATAGTTCGAGATGATTTATTTGTATATGATGATGTTAATTTAAGAGGTAGTGATATTAATATGGGATATGATTCCGGTTCTGATTCTAATTTAACTTTTGGTTATACACTACAAGTAACACAATCATCTACTAATAATTCCGGTTCAGCTATATTTAAAGGTGGAGTAACTATAGAAAGTCTTCCTACATCAGAACCCTCAGTAACTGGTTCTTTATGGATATCAGGTAGTGGAGTTGGATCAGCTAGTGGTTCAGGATATTTAATGGTATTTAATCCTTCTTAAAAAATATATAATTATAATAAAACACACTCATGGCTTTAACATACAGACAAACAAAAGGATCAGCATTAACCATAGAAGAGTTAGATGCTAACTTTGCATTTTTTACAGGATCCCATTCTATTTCAGGATCTTCAACCCTACCAGTAATAATAAGTGGTTCATTAGAAGTAACAGGTTCTTTTAGTGTTGCATCAGGCCCAGTTATAATTACAGGATTATCAACAACTGAACCAACAGTATCAGGTTCATTATGGTTATCAGGAAGTACAGCAACTGGAGCTTCAAGATTACTAGCAGTTAAAGTCTAAGTAAAAGTATATACTAAATTTAAGGGGCTCTTAATTGGAGCCCCTTTTTTTAATATTTATAATAAAAACACATGGCAAACATTCCTATTTGGCCAGGATCATCATCTTTTCACCCTGGAGATACTCCATTTGGTTTTTATGATTTTAATCCTGACTTTCAAAAAGACGCAGATAGAGTAGCAAAATTTTGTGCTTTAAGATTAGGTTATCCTATTGAAAATGTCGAATTACAAGATATAAATTTTTATGCTGCTTTTGAAGAAGCAGTAACAGTATATTCTAATGAATTATTTGCATATTTGCAAAGAGAAAATTATCTAGATGTAGAGGGTTCTCCTTATTCTTATCAAGACACTGAAGTAAATTTCCAAGATGCAGTAATTACTCCTAATTTAGGACCTATTATTGAATTAGCTCAACAATATGGTACTGAAGCCGGAGTTGGTGGTAATGTTGATTGGAATATGGGAAATATTGTATTGACTGCCAGTGTACAAGATTATGACTTAGATGCTTGGGCTAAAAACCTTGGAATATCAGGTAGTGATGTAGAAATCATGAGAGTATTTTATGAAGGAGTTCCAGCTTCAGCAGAAGTTTATGGTGGATTTGTAGGTGGTGCTAGTGGAATGGGAGCTTTAGCAGCTGATGGTCTTGCTGGTTATGGAGCAAATGCATTTTTAATGTATCCTTTAAATTATGACCTAGCATTAATGCAAGAAATTGAGTTATATAAACAAACTTTATTTCCTAATTTTTCTTTCCAATTAATTAATAACAAACTTAGAATATTCCCAGTCCCAACTGTAGCTGAAGATGGTTCTAATTTGTGGTTTGAATATATACTTAAATCTGATAGATTCTGTGTTTCAATTGATATTGATAAAGAAAAAATAGGTAATATATCACAAATGCCTTTTAGAAATATTGATTATGATACAATAAATTCTGTAGGTAGAAGTTGGATATTTGAATATACATTAGCTTTAGTTAAAGAAATTTTAGGCTATGTAAGAGGTAAATATACTCAGGTACCAATTCCAGGAGCTGAAGTAACTCTTAACCAGGCAGATTTATTAGCTTCATCAACAGCAGATAAAAATGCATTAATTGATAGATTAAGAGCATATCTTGATGATACATCTAGACAAAAATTATTAGAAAGAAAATTAGCAGAATCTAATGCTGTAATGAGTGAATTAGATAAAGTACCAATGACAATTTTTATAGGGTAACAATATGGCGTTATACGGCGAAGCAAGAGACATAAGTCTTTTTAGAAATATAAACAGGGAGATAATGCACAACATTATCTCTCAACAATGTGTCTTGTACAAGTATGATGTTGCAGAAACTAAAGTAAATATCTATGGAGAAGGAGCAGAACAAGTTTTCTATCATCCCCCAGTATTACTTTATTGTTTAATCGATATACCTAAACAAAATTTTCCTACTTCTGATATAGGAGTTAATTTTAATTGGAATCCAACATTTAAATTTCTAAGAGATGATTTATTACCTGAGACAGCAACATTATCATCAGCATTATGTTGTCCAGCTGTGAATGATAATCCAAAAGGAGCTAATATAGTTCCACAACCTGGAGATATTATTATGTATCAAAAAGGTTATTTTGAGGTTGATACATCAGACCAAACAGAATTCTTTGTAGGCAAAGATCCAGCATATCCATTTAAAGATGATAATGGTAATAATCCATTAGAAACAGATTTAAATAGATTTGGATATAATATTGCACTTACTTGTCAAACCCATTATGTACCAGCTGATAAGGTACAAATACAACTTGAGAGATTCTAATGCCAGATTATAGAAAACCCATACCAAAATCTCAAAAAGAGATATCTAATAATTTACAGGTACCTACAGATGCTACTGTAGGTAATCCTAATGAACCAAATGAATTCTCTCAATTTCCAGATATAAATCAGTCAGGCATCCCTTTTAATCGCTCTGAACAAATGTCTCGTAAAGGAGATACTTATAAAGACTTTACAGTAGGTTTAAGAGATATTGATGAAGCTATTTTTTATTATTTTGAAAATGTAATTCGTCCTTTTGTAATTCAAAATGGAGAAAGAAGAGCAGTTCCTATTATATATGGTGCTCCTGAAAGATGGAAATCATTCCAAAAAGATGGGTATTATAGGGATTTAAAAGGAGCTATTATGGCCCCTATTATTATGTTCAAAAGAGATAGTATAACTAAAAATAGAAACATAGCAAATAAATTAGATGCTAATATGCCTAATTTATATACATCTTGGCAAAAATCTTGGGATAGTAAAAACTTTTACTCTAATTTTAATTTATTAAATAATAGAGTTCAAACAAAACAATTTGTAGCTAACGTAGTACCTGATTATGTTAACTTATCATATAGTGTAGTTGTACAAACTTATTACGTTGAACAATTAAATAAAATAATTGAAGCATGTGAATACGCATCAGATGCATATTGGGGTAATCCCCAAAGGTATCAATTTATGGCTCAAATAGATAGTTTTAATTCTGTAAATGAATTACCACAGGATCAGATGAGAGTTGTAAGTAGTACGTTTAATATTAATATGTATGGTTATATAATTCCAGATACAGTACAAAAGCAATTAAGTTCAGTTAAAAAATATAATTCTAAGTCAAAGATTACAATTTCTATGGAAACTACTTCTAGCCCAGAAATATTTCAGCCTAACGCTCAAATAGCACCCGATGGTAGAACAAGAGTTAATCCAAATGAACGTAGAAGAATAAATTCTGACGAAGAAACAAATCATAATCAAAGATGAGTAATGTAAGATTTTTAGATCAAGTCCCTATTGGTTCATTTAACGGAACTGGAACTGGAGGCGGTGGAGGCATAGGACCTGAAGGTGCACAAGGTGCCGCAGGTACAAGTGGTTCTTCTGGTTCATCAGGTGCTACAGGTGCTCAAGGAGCTGCAGGAGCAGGTGGGGGTACAGGTACTTCAGGTACTTCAGGTACTTCAGGTATTTCTGGTGTAGATGGAACTAGTGGTACATCAGGTGTTACAGGTGCTCAAGGTGCTGCTGGAGCTGCTGGAGCACAAGGTGCTATAGGTGGTACTGGTTCTTCAGGTTCTTCAGGTTCTACAGGTGCTCAAGGTAATGCTGGTTCATCAGGTTCTTCAGGTGCTACAGGTGCTCAAGGTAATGCTGGTTCATCAGGTAGTTCAGGTGCTACAGGTGCTCAAGGAGCTACAGGTGCTGCAGGTGGTGGAGGTTCATCTGGTTCTTCAGGAACTTCAGGTTCAAGTGGAACTTCAGGTTCATCAGGTACATCTGGTTCATCTGGTTCTTCGGGTAGTACAGGTGCACAAGGTAACGCAGGTTCATCAGGTTCATCAGGAGCTACTGGATCATCAGGTTCTTCAGGTGCTACAGGTGCTCAAGGTAATGCAGGATCTAGTGGTTCATCTGGTTCATCTGGTTCTTCGGGTGGTACAGGTGCACAAGGTGACGCAGGTTCATCAGGTTCATCAGGAGCTACTGGTTCATCTGGTTCTTCGGGTGGTACAGGTGCACAAGGTAACGCAGGTTCATCTGGCTCATCTGGCTCATCTGGTTC